ATGTCGAACATGACGGAAACGAAGCAATGAAGTGGTCTATTGCAAACGCGAAGACGACATCGAACAGCTTCGGAGAAATCAAGATTGACAAGGAATACACGACAGAACGAATTGACATCGTGGATGCAATTATTGACGCATGGATGATGGCAATGAAGGGCGAAATCAAGCCAGATGTCAACAGATACCTTGATATTTGGTTTGCAGGCACAGAGAAATTGCGACAGAAGGGAGGTGCGCAAGGTTGAACATGTGGAAAACACTGAACAAAGGAATTATGAAAGCATTCGGAATGAATATTGAAACAGATACAGCAACGCTGAATGATGAATCATTTCTGGAATGGGTTGGAATTAAGCGCGACAGTGAAAGCAAGAAGCCGACATCAGACGTGACATACTTCACTTGTTTGAAAATGATGTCAGAAACAGTCGCAAAAATGCCGTGGAAACTTTACCAGAAGACAAACAAGGGCATCAGTGAGCCGATAGACAACGACATTGCAAGGCTTATGAAGCAACGTCCGAACCCTTTTATGACACCGACAACCTTCTGGAACGCCGTGGAAATGAACAGAAACCATTATGGGAACGCCTATGTCTATGTACGCAGGAAGTTCAAGCGCAAGAAATACGGCGGCGAATACAAAGCACTGGACATGTGGATCATGCCGTCAGACAGGGTGCAGATCATTATTGACGACAAAGGCATTTTCGCAGGAAAGGGAAAAATCTGGTATTTGTACAGCGATGAATATTCGGGCGAACAGTACATATTCAGGACAGAAGATGTCTTGCACTTCAAGACTTCGCATTGCCTGAACGGAATAGTCGGGCTTCCAGTGCAATACATCCTGAAGCAGACAGTCGAAGGCGTGATTGAATCACAACGCTTCCTGAACAATCTATATAAAAATGGATTGACAGCAAAAGCGGTGCTGGAATACACAGGCGAACTGAATGAAGATGCAGCCGCAAAGCTGCGACAGACTTTTGAACGCTTCGGAGCAGGAAGCCAGAACACAGGCAAGATTCTTCCTGTGCCGCTGGGGATGAAGCTGACACCGCTGGACATTAAGCTAACAGATTCACAGTTTGTTGAGTTGAAAAAGTATTCAGCACTTCAGATCGCAGCAGCGTTCGGAATTAAACCGAACCAGATCAACGATTATGAAAAATCATCATACAGCAATTCAGAAATGCAGCAGCTGTCATTCTATGTGGACACGATGCTTTTTGTGCTGAAGCAGTACGAAGAAGAAGTGAACTACAAGCTATTATCGGATGACGAAGTGGAAGAAGGGCTGTACTTCAAAATGAATGAAAAAGTGCTGCTTCGTACCGACAGCAAAACGCAAATGGAAATCCTGAAAGAAGGAATCAACAATGGCATCGAAACAGTAAACGAAGCCAGAAGAAAACTTGATTTGATGGATATGGAAGGCGGCGACACATTGATTGTCAATGGAACTTATGTGCCATTGACGAAAGTCGGGGCAGCATATGACAAAACTGAAGAACAGGACACTGAAGAAGACAGCGATCCTGACAATCCTATAAATGAGCCAAACACAGAAGGCGGCGAAAATACGGATCAGGATGAACAGGAGCAGGAAACAGCCGAAACGAATGAACCTGACACCGATCAGGAAGGAGGGGAAGACGATGGCGAAGAAAATGAACTTCACAAGAAGAAATCGAGCGAAAAGAACGATTGAAAATGTCGGCTTCATGCAGATCAAAGACGCGGCAGCAGGCGGCGTTGAACTGTACATATACGGCGACATTGTATCTTCGGCGTGGGACAAGTGGACATCAGAAGACACCTGCCCACAGGACATCACAGACTTTCTGAACGGCATTGACAACAATGCAGAACTGACAGTGTACTTCAACAGCTGTGGCGGCGATGTATTCGCAGGAATTGGCATATACAACATTTTGAAACGCCACAAAGGACATATCACAGGCATTGTGGACGGAATTGCAGCGTCAATCGCATCCGTGATCCTTATGGCGTGCGATGACATTGTTGTGTCAACAGGCGCACAGATTATGATTCACAAGCCGCTGACAATGGCGTGGGGCAATGCAGACGACTTCGCGGCGGTTATAAGCCAGCTTGACAGC